ATTTAAATTTTTGCGTGTGGAAGATCTCGGAAGTGCACCTAAATACATGAAGGTGGCATATAACGGAATGGGATTCATGGCAGTAAAACGTGAGGTTCTAGAAAAAATGAAATATCCTTATTTCCATAGGGAATTACAGGTTATTGAAATGTCAGATGGAACGATAATCCGAGATATGTGTTCGGAAGACGTAGCCTTTTGCAAAAATGCGAAAGACGCGGGTTACGATATTATGATAAACACAGAATTGATAGTTGGACACGAAAAAGAACTTGTTATTTAAAATCTAAGAACCATGGGAGGTAATGGCACCTCATCTATACTATTTTCAGAAGACGCATTTGATGATGTTGACGCACCCATTAAATTTTCTAGAAATGAGCGAGTATTAGATATAGGCACAGAGACGTCTTCAAACCTAGCCATTCTAGATCTCACCAGATCGCGTTTCATTTGTGTTATTTCCTTTCGAAGAGTCTCATTTTGTTCCATCAGAGCGAGATAGTCATTTGTCAAATTAAGAATGTAATTGTCCCTAACGGTGTCCCCCGATGCATATAATCTTTTCAAATCGCGGCATATTTCTAGATACACGTTTTCTGGTATATCGGTCTTATGTTCATCGATGAGTGTCATTATATTTCGAATTGGATCCATTTTTAATTATTACAAACATATCTTTTATTCCCCTTCATTTTCTAACATGATGCGCAATCTTTCTTCTATGCTTTGTCCATTCTCAGGTAAAATCTCAAACTCCGCGTCTGCAATATCCGGGTCAAATATGTCTCCGTGATTCTCACATAATTCACATACAACACCTTCTCTGGGTGGTTCACCTACCGGGTGATTGTGGACCGGGACAACTTTTTTAACCGCAGCCTTCTTTACACGAGGCTTTTTATTTGGTACAGAAGGTCCGGGTTCAGAAGAAGTCGTGGCTTCGGTCTGCCGCTGTTTATCGTGTTTCTCACAAACATCCTTTCCTTCTTTTGCACGACATTTGCACCTGTTTCCACTTGAAGCTGCGATAGCACTGCATTGCACTTTGGGTGCAACCGGCGCCTTCGGCGTTCCCCGCTTCTTTGGTTTCATTTCTTCGCGCATGAGATCGATCTTTTCATGAAGCTGCACATTATCTGCACGAAGTATTTTAACTTCGTCGATGAGCGTTTTAACAAGATCAGTGAGGTATACAATTTCAGCCATTTTTAATGCTTTAATTTATAGTGCAACGGACACTGACTTAGGAATTTTTTTCTTAGGGATTTTAATGATCAGTCGACCATTTTCACTCGTACTCATTGAAGCTATACTGATAGGTTTATTGACGCTCGCTATATATACAGGAGTTTCCAAATTAGTAAAAGATACACGAGCGCTCATATTGACAGGAGCACTCGTCCACCTATTTTTCGAGTATTCGCCTTTGGGAAATTTAAATGAAAGGTATTGTAAATATTTATTAAAAGCTTGATTTGAGTTCTAGGAGAGCTTCTACTACCAAACCTTCATCTAAATGTGTTTTACAAAAACCACACTTAGATGATTTGTGCCAACAATCTGGATATCGACACTTAGGTCTCGTCTTCATCACTGTCAAGGATGCACTTTCTTCGCTTTCTTGCGGGTTCATCTTCAAGTTCTTCGGTCGAAGATTCATAATCACGAATTTCACCTTCTTCTGTTTCCGACTCGGACTCGGACTCGGACTCAGTTTCCGTACCATATTCACCTTCACTTGGGTAATAAACACGTGGTAAAAGGTCTTCGAGCGTCTTCCAATCAACCCAATCGGTCAATTCATTGTGCTCAATGAAATTCTTGAAATCGAGTTTATCTCGGATACCCCAAGTGTTCTTGGCAATCGGAGACCAATAGGCATAGGAGTCATTATCAATTTCAGCGGGGTAAAGGTAAACGTCTTGGTTATCGTCGATAGCGTCGGATCCTTCTCTCACCATCTCACAATAAATGTCATACATGTGTTCAAGAAGACCATCATTCGACACAGAAGCGTCTTCGACGAAATTTTCGTGACCAAACGTCAAAAAATGAACTTGGCCGTATGACGCATACAACTTTTCCTTCATTATACCCATGTAACACAGGAAATCCCGACTGTTATTGGGTACCAAATTGCGCGGAAAGTTTTCTGCGCGAAGACCCCACACTTCAGTCTCTACGCCAGTCATTCGGGTCATCAAATCATCCAAATAGGACAATCTGTTCAATGACGCGCAATGCTTAACAAGTTCGGTGCTCAGGCTCATTTTCTCGTGATCTATATCATTTACGTTTGATTTGTTTAAGTGTGTTATTAAAAGTCAATTCTAGATGCAAGTCTACCAAATGTTCTCATCTTAAAAATACGCTCCCGCTCCTTAAAATCACGACATCTTTCTATAATTTCGTGAAGTCGAACTTGTGCTTCCATGAGTTTATCATCGTGTATAAATTCGGCGTGTCTCACAGTAGGACTCCATGTGTCAAATTTACTGTAAAAACGCTCCTTTTCAATATTCCGATTTTCAATTTCTTTGTATCGTTCAATTTCAGAACAGCACGTCATGTATTCATTCATGCGCTCGTTTAAAGTTTGAATTTTTAGTTCATGCATTCTCATTTTAACGAGATCAATAGCTGGATCATACATTGAAGAGGGTTCTTCTCCGTAAATCTGATTGACTCGAAGAGTTTTCAATATTATACCCAGATCTCTGAGCCCCATTTCGTAAATGGAGTGTGTGGTATTTTTTTGGTGCATCCGGACACCTTGTCTCTTGTTGGATGACGGTTTTCCAAATTTTGATTTGGACGTCTGTACAGAGAGAATTCGTGGCTTGGCAAAATGCGAGGCGGAAATCATGGGTCGTGCAACCATCTTGCATCATATACTGACTATTCCTTTATAAGCCTTTGGAAATTCAAGTGTAACCTCTTCACCTGCCTCGTTTATGGCAGTGACTATTTCGTATCCTTCTTTGATATGTTCCGTTTTAAGATCGTATTTTATTGTCTTAGGTACGAAAATATTAAACAATCTATCGTATAGACTCATTCTTCTTTATTTCTACTGAGATGTTCTTCTTCGAGCTTTTTCTTCTCACTTTGAACGACTCGCAAAAATCTCTTTGGGTGTTCTGTAAAATTAGACCACCTAAAATCGTCAATTGAATATTCGATATATTCCGGGATATGTGCCGTAAACACAATTAACCCTTTGATAACTTTGTAGGTCCAAGTAGTTGCAAGTGCGTAACAGAAAGCTCTTGGGTAAAGCCACCACATTTATGTGTTTATCAACCTCTTTTTTTATCTAACTTAAATACAAGATGAATCTTCACGAAGTACCAAAGAAAGTCCAGTACATAACAATAGATTCAGAATTCGTAAATGGGTCGAATAATACATTTACGATTGACTTTTCTTTAGATTCAAACGTACACATGGAAGACATGACTAAAGTTATAGGATTTAAAATAGTTGATTTCTATGTTACACAGATAGGTGAAAATGACACGACAGGTAGCACGAATGTATCCAAGTATGTAGATGTCATTTGCGAAGACATACCCAAAAGAGCCCAAATATTGGACGAACGAAATGGACAGATACTCGCTAGAATACCATTGGAGAGAAGCTTCTCCGGCAGTAATTCATTCATACTTAGAGACAAACAATGGAGATCATTTAACAGAGAAACGTCGCTATTTAACCCAATATCGATACAGAAGACAAATTTCAGGTTGTACGAATCACAGGGTGACGGAGATTATGAACTATTAAAACCAAATGTATCATTTTACATGATAATAGAAATCACTACCATAGATGTCAAAGAAAAACCTAGAAACAAAGAAATTCAAATATTACAGGCATTAGATCGACTCATGGACAAGATAGATGATCTCAATCACAACGTCAAAAAACTACCTGACGCAGAAGACTTGGAGAAAGCTAGAAAGGAAACAAAAAAATACCCATTTAGCTATCTCATAGTTTTAGTTATATTGATTTTAGGTGGTGTTTATTACATTACTTCAAAACAGTCTCCCCCTCCTCAACCTTCTTTTTAGTTCTACGAACAACCTTCTTCACAGGCTTCGGCGTTTCTTCAACTGGAACTGGAGCTGGAGCTGGAGCTGGAGCTGGAGCTGGAGCTGGTTCAGCCTTCTTGACTGGAGCTGGTTCAGCTTTCTTGGCTGGAGCTGGTTCAGCTTTCTTGGCTGGAGCTGGAGCTGGAGTGCTATCGAGTTCATCAACCAAACGCATCAACAATCCATACACATGCTTCTTGTTGATTCGAAGGGTCTTCATCTCATCGCGAATTTCTTGTCTGAGAGCTTCCATTGTAATATACATAAAGGAAATATTATCTTTAAATGTAATGCTCGTCATAGGCCCAACTCTTCTGAGCGGAATCGGTCAACATGCAAAAAAGTATACCGAACTCTTTCCTGACTGGAAATACGTTCAAATAACAGAAAATATACCCACGTGTGAGAGAGCATTTATATTTGCATTACCAATTGATTTCTGGTTCAAAAAGATCCCCGAGCTCAAGCAAAAAATAAAACACCTTCACTGCATGACTGTGTGTGAAACCGAAACGGTACACGAAGATTATGGAAAACTATTTGAATTCTTCGATCGAATCGCGGTACCAAGTGAGTTTTGTAAGAAAGTTCTTTCGAGGCAATTTCCAAATACTAAATTCTATGTCGTTCGAGCACACATTCCACATAAAGATGTATATACGTTTTATCACATTGGAAATATCATGGATCAACGAAAAAATTTTAGAGACATTCTAGAAGCATTTGTTCGCCTGAATAAACCTGATTCAAAACTCATAGTAAAAGCTACATGTAATCAGCCAGTCAAAATAAACTTACCAAATGTCGAGGTGATAAACGGTCTCATATCGGACGAGGAAATGGATAAAATACACAGAATATCAGATTGTTACGTGAGTTTTTCCAATTCAGAGGGTGTAGGTATGGGTGCGGTAGAAGCGGCAATGCGCGACAAACCTGTGATCGTCACAAATTATGGGGGTGCACCCGAATATGTGAAAACACCTTATACGATTGATTGTGAACTTCAAGAGTTGCAGAATGACGACTTCTTGTTTAAGAAAGGTATGCAATGGGGCAAACCAAACAAAGAACAACTCTTGGAGTTCATGAATGATGCGTATGAAAAACGATTGAGACACATGGATCATTCACACACAAAACATCTAGTTGGGAAAGAACACGTCTCACAGCAATTCATCAATGATGTAATTGGTAAGGAGAACAATGAGACCCGTGAGAATAGCACCTGAGGCAATGGCACCCTTTTGAGCTATCAACATGGACACGATGTCATCAATAAACCCAATGTTTGTGGGCTTTTTAATATTTTCGGGGACAATCTTAGCTATGACAACATATAAAGCCATCGATATTACAACTGGTCTCAATGTTTCTTGATCTAACATTTATAGTACACTAATATTTTATCTTCGGTTGGTGTTTTCTACAGAAACCATTGCACACCGCTTTAAATCCACATGGCTTGCCAGCCAGCGTCACTGCTTGGCAAGTGTGTACAGCATGTCGCTTTTCTACAACTTTTTCGGGAGCTTTTTCTATGACCCGAATAACTCGACTCTGTTTGTCTTTTCTGAGTTGCGCATATTTCTGTTTCATTTTCCAAGTCGCATTTGCGAGTTTTTTACATCTATCGGTGGGTGAATCCACTCGGTACATGCGCATGGCATCGGCGAGGCACTGTTCGTAAGACATATTTGTAAGTCTATGATTATAAGAGTGGATATCTCAACTTAGGTATTCGATTACATATTTTTAAACCATATGGGCATGGTATATCTAGTTTTACCCGAAACTTTATTTACCCCGTGTATGTACCCTATATTGGAAGGAAATAAAAGCAATTTGCCTTTCTCTGGTTTTATCTTTACACCCAAATAAGGAAAAAATGTTTCACCTCCTTCGTAATCATCATTGAGATACAACACACCTGTGTAAATTCGCTCTTCACAATTTTCAAAAGGTTGACCCGTAATTACGTCTAATACATCACAATGCGGGTTCATATGTTGTCCATCGTACCATGTGACAACATCGACGTGTTCTACGTCTATATTTTTCCTAAATAATTCTCGCGCTTTATTCAACATCTTATCTCTGACATCTTCTAATACAGAACGCGACGGAAAATCTTTTAAGAGTCTCACTCTACCTTTATAGAATGGAAGTGCATCTTTATCGGGTAAAGTGGGTGTGTGTGGTATTTCACCTATTATCAAGTCACATATATGGGAAGGCAAAAAGTTAGTTATTTCGTGTATTTCCATTATTAAATATAATATTAGTTTAGTGTTTTAAATGATTTTAGTTTCGCACACGGGAATTATTCATATTTAATTTATGTGCGTGTGTACAATTAGATCGTGAATACCACCAACGATTGACTGCAAGATAAAAAAGTGAAATGCGTTTTGGATGGTTTCTGCGAAAGTGTTCATGTTTGATTACAAATAATCGGGGGTCTTGAACCTACTTAGGAACTAAAAAAATGCGGATCTATCATGTATATCAAAAAATTCCTTTTCCGTTTCGAGTAACTCGAGACCACGCTTCACCCGCCTTTCGATCCAGTTTAGCTTTGACTCAATCACTACACGACGAGCCCCCTCTGTTGGGAATATGGAGTTGAAAATATGGAAATCTAACAAGGGGTTTTCTACGCGCGCACCCTTTTTAACATTGTCATCTTTTGTCAGAAACTGGATATTCTTGTGATTGAATATGCGAGTCCACTGGTCAACATCATTCATGTTCTTGTCAACATACAAGACCTGCCTTGGTATGATCTCATCGATCTCGAATGGATATCGTCCAGAAACAACGTCGTCCCACGTGACCGCAGAAAAGATAATACCATATCTAATGCGCATATTTTCCATGAGACGCATGATAAGTTCATCTCTAGGCATACCAATAAGTGGCTCATACTTATCGTAATTTTTACCATGTCTAACTGCATTGCTTAGCTTGGTGCGCAGATCATTTGACCATTGACGCCCCGCATACTGTGTGTAACAGTGCAAACAACCACAAGACGGGACCTGTGCATACCCCCGTAATCCATATTGAAAACGCTCAGAATTAAGAATGGAGTTACAGAGCGGTCGACATACCGATTTTCTAACGCTCGTGACAGACACTGTTACCATCGCACTCCCGTCTTCTCGCATTTTGATGGATACAACTCTAATCTCGGTTTTATTATGTGTCCACATTTGACCAATTTCTAGGGTAAGACTCGATTTTGGTACAACTGTCTTGGTTTGTTTCGTCAATTTTGTTGAATTTGGTACAACTGTCTTGGTTTGTTTCGCCGACTTCACAGATTTCGCGGATTTCGTAGAGTTATACTTTTTAAGTCTAAGTCTGGTCATCGCTTCTTCACGTAGAACAGCCTTTCGCTCGGGTGTGAGTTCTTCACCTTTTCGCACATAGTAGGGTTTTATACAGCACCCAGATGGACATCCGTTGGGTGCAAACCGGCACTTCGGACAGCCCCGGCCGTTCTCATATGGCAGCATGACTATAATATAAAATCTTAAGTTAATTCTCACTTAGGATCACAAAAGTCATTAAATTTTATGAATCAAAGACCTCTACCTTTTTTTTAACAAAAACAGCCTAAGTGAAAGCCGCGTTTATTAAAAATCAAGTAAAATGAACTCCTCAATGATGGCATATTCATCTATCTGTAAGCGTGTGACCGTTAACCTCTCTGAAAAACAACGGGAACTCCAGAAAATTCATCAAAAGAAATTTAATCTAGGTGTCGAAGAAAACCAACTTGAAGATGAAAACTACCTCCATGAAAACCAACGTGAAATGGCCACCGAAATTAGGGAGTGTTTCGACGATCGTTCTACACTGTTTGTGAGCGGAATCGCACCATGTCAATCTGGTAAGACGGGGACAATGATAGCCCTCGTAGGCGAGCTCATGAAACATCAGGAGATCCTACTTGAAAACATATTCCTCATTACCGGCCACAGCTCCAAATCATGGGAAGAACAGACAAGAACCCGACTTCCGGATTGCCTTTCAGGTCGAGTGTTCCATCGAAACAGATTGAACCAATTCCAGGTGGAAGTTTCCGGCAAAACAAATGTTCTAATTATAATCGATGAAATGCATATCGCGGCCGGGGATAAAAAGACGGTATACGACATATTCAAAAATCTGGGATATATGGATAGTAAAACCCTATACGAAAAAGATATCAAGATTGCGGAGTTTTCGGCCACGCCGGACGGTGTGATTGCGTCCAGAAAACAGTGGAGCACAGACCAGCACAAAATCGTACAAGGTAACCCTGGATCTGGTTACATATCTCACGCAGATTATCTTAAAAATGGACGAATGATGCAATCGAAAGATTTGTCTGGGTTCACAAAAAATAAAGACCCAGCCGTGTCAAAAGTCTCAAAAGATCGAGCTATGCAAAATGTCGCTGATCTAGCAACATCAATAAAAGAATATCACGGACCAAACAATCACCTGTACCATATCATTCGTATGCCACAAAAAACCGAGGCTCAAGCTATGTTGAAAGACAACATATATAAATGTACTCAAGGCGAATTTAATGTACTGACGTGGGATGAATCAAAGGAAGAGATATCCTGTCTCGACACACTCCTACAAGTCAAGCCATCAAAACACACTTTTATTC